GCAGTACAATGGCTCGCAACAAAGCAGTCATTTGATGAAATCTTGGCAATGGGGAATATGAAGTGGAGAGGTGGTGATATGGGTTCTGATACATTTATCATTAAAACACTTGAAGGAGAACACATTGTCTCAAAAGGAGATTTTATTATTAAAGGACTTAAAGGTGAGTTTTATCCTTGCAAGCCAGACATATTTGAAATGAAGTATGAGTCCCTCCAAGAGAAAGACATTGATAAGCTTAATAAACAATAGATATGACTAAAACAAACAAAATAGACGTACTAGGAGTGTGTGCCAACCTGCTTATAGAGGGAGAGGAAGCCACAGTAAAGGAGGCAGTGCGCTTAAGGGTGCACAAAGACTAATATGAAAGTCAACGGAAAAGGACCAGACTACATCATTCAGGAAGGCATCCCGGAAGAAGGAGCAGTGGCAGAAGTCTACAAGAAGGCGCAAGAGAAGTGGGGAGTGAACCTGGAGCGAGACCTAATGGTGATGGTGTACGGGAAGACAATGCACAAAGGCTTCAAAGACCCGATCGACCCTGACCTGCTGGTACACGAGGAAGTGCACGTCAAGCAACATACAGAGTACGAAGGAGGCCCGGCCGCATGGTGGGAGAGATACCTACAAGACACGGAGTTCCGTATCAACCAGGAAGTAGAAGCCTACCGAAGACAGTACGAATGGCTGAAGGAGAACGAGCCGGACCGGAACAAACGCTTCAAGACATTAGTGCGATGTGCAGAGAACCTATCAGGACCGATGTACGGAGAAGCAATCAGCATACAGAACGCAATGAACGCTATACGGGGAATGGACTACCAGATATTATATTAAAATCATGAACATACTCGACAAAATCCTAGGGTGGTTCTCACCGGAAGCCCGGAGGACCTACGAGCTATCACAACTAAATGCGATATGGAGACGCTTCAACGCCGGAGAAGACCCGGAAGTGACAGAGAAAGAGCTCGACAAGCACGAGGACGACTGGAAGCACATAGACAATGCGGTCAAGTCACTAAGAGAGTTCATTAAGATCAAGAAGAGAGGTAATCATTCAACCAGGGCACAAGAACGTGATATAATATAAATATGCCAAACGACACTAACGAAGAAGAAGTCATTCAATTAACCGAGGAGGAACTCGAGGAGATACAGATGGAGACCGATCGGGGAATACTGAAGGCCAACAGAAATATAGATGCAGTGAAGGACCAAGCAAAGAGCAGAAATAAAAGGCTTCAGGAACACAAGGAAACCCTAGAGGAGAAAATAAAACAGATAGACGATAAGGTAAAAGAACTTGGCAAGAAGAAGAACCGCCGCATAGAGAAACTAGAGCAGGAGAGAGAACGCCTAGAAGCCCGGCGGAAGCAACTAATAGACGGTACATTCAAGAGGAAGACACAGAAAGGGTAAGTGCTACAATAGAGGTGCGGACTGACGAGACCGCAATTGGTATACCGATATTTCCTACCCGAAAAGGGTAGACCCCCAGCAACCACGGACCCACAGCCCCGGGAGTTACTACCCCGGGGTTTCCGTGTTATAAATAAGACATGAAACAAGACAACCGAGGAGTATATATAATCATATTAATAGTAATGCTAAGCATTATTGCGTTGTCGATACCGGCAATGTTACAATAAGAGCATAGCAACTAACCAAACAATTCTATGCCTAAGAAGGATAACTCACAGAAGAGCCCTTCGAAATCAGATGAGAGAGAACAGAGGCCGATATCGAAGTGGCGTAAATTAGAATGGACAAACTATGCAGAAGAAGTCGGTGTAGATACCGACGGAAAGCAGAAGAAGGAGATCATGGAAAAACTTGAAAACTTGAATCTCTACCCGGAGAATTCAAATTCGCATGGTGGTGCACGAGAGGAAGCCGGGAGACCTAAAGGAAGCAAGGACAAAGCAACGCAACTGATGGACAAGATCAGAGACGAAGCTATCTACCACGCAGAGAAGGTGGTGGAGGTAGTAGAAATCAATAAATCCACCAACAAACGCCAGGTGATAGAGAAGAAGCGCTACGTGTTCGTCCTAGACATGCTCTGGGATGAGGCTGTGAAGCGCAAGAACATTACTGCGGCGAAGGAATACCTCGATAGGACAATGGGTAAGGCAACCCAGCCAATAGAGCACAGCGGCGAAATAAAGAGCCAAGAGCAACGAATACCAGACGACCCGGCCGTACTAGCCGCACAGTCTGCGTATCACGAGGCGCTACGCAGTAAGCTACAAGGCAAAGATGAATGACGAAGCACATGACGACCTGACAGCCCTCGACACCGTGTACTGGATAAACACGGAGAACATCGTCAACGAGAACGGAAAGGAGATAACCTTCGACAATCACTTCTTTCTGCTGGACCTATACCTCGACAAAGCTGACAAGATAGTGGTACGAAAGCCGGCACAGATCGGAGTGTCCACCTGGGCAATTCTCCGGTCACTGCACTCAGCTCGGTACCAGGGGATAAACCAGATCCATACGCTACCGACCGGAGAAGACGTAAACAAGTTCGTACCCTCAAAGACGAACCAGATAATTAAAAACAACGAATGCCTATCCCAAAAGATAAGCGCCAAGGACGCTGACAGCGTAGGCCAGAAGCAGTTCGGGAAGTCATTCCTTTTCTATAAAGGTACTCACAGCGAGAGAGAGTCAATCATGCTTACATCCGACCGGAATATATACGATGAGTACGATCGGTCGAACATGGACAACATCAAGAACTACCATTCCCGGCTTGAGGGAGCAGAGTCAATGGGCCAAGAGTGGTTCATATCAACACCGACAATCCCAAACTTCGGGGTGGACTATCAATGGAACAAGAGCGACCAGAAACACTGGCGATTCAACTGCCCGGCCTGCAAAGCAGAGCAACACTTCCTATGGCCAGACTCGGTAGACTTCGTCAACAAACGATACGTCTGCCTCAAGTGTGGGAAGCCAATAGACAAGAAGACGGTCCGCCAAGGAGAGTGGAAGGCAAAGTACCCGGACCGGAACATGTCAGGATACTGGCTCAACCAGATGATCGTGCCCTGGAAGACGGCCGGAGACGTCATTGAGGAGTACGAAGAAGCAGAGGAGAATGGAGAGCTCGACTACTTCTACAACTTCAAGATGGGCATGCCGTACATGAATGCCGATACACAGATACCGGCCAGCCTGGTACTGAAGAACCTACTCACCGGCAAGGAGGTGGCAGAGACAAACTCCTGCATGGGTGTTGACGTGCAAGGAAATGAACTGTATGTGATAATAGGTAATGAAGAAGCGATATTCGTTATTGCCCGAATACCCGACAAGCCCCGGAAGACTAAGTGGGAAAGACTGGCAGAGCTCGTGGAGATATACGATGTACGCTATGGAGTAATAGATGCCGGATTCAAGCCAAACGATGTGCTGGAATTTGCCAAGAAGTTCCCATACAAGATATTCATGAATTGGTATAAGCCGGACCCGAAGAAGGCAAAGATAGTACGTTACAACGACAAAGGCTTCACAAGTAAAGGCCCGGACACGTTCGCAGAAGAGATCAAGGTACTCACCGACCGGGAGAGAGCAATCGATGCGATAGTAGCGTGGCACAAGAACGGAAAGGTGCGCTATAACTATGGCCGAGGAGACGAGAACATCCAGATGCTCATCAAGCACATGGAAACAATGTACGCCCGGACCATAGAGACAAAACTCGGAGAGACCCGGAGAGAGTGGGCATCCACCGGCAAGAACGACCTCGTCCATGCACTCGTCTACTGGTGGGTAGCTATGCACAGGAAGAATGTATACGAGGGCAACTAAAAGATGTTACAATATATATATGTCTAAAATTGATACTCAAGAAGACGAAAGCGTAGATACTAAGCAATGGAGTCCTAGCAATGAGGAAGCCAAGCTCGTTGAAAAGTGGAAGAAACGCTTCAAACAATCGGAGAGATTCAGAGAGCCGCATGAGAATAAATGGCTGAGAATGTGGGAGCTATACCGAGCCTACAAAAGAAAGTCAAACTATGCATACCATACGAACATCATGCCTCCGATCGGCTTCGAGATTATAGAAACCATCAAGCCCCGGCTGTCAGCATCCGAGATGCGCACCCGGATATTCCCAACCAAGGAAGAAGACATAGACAACAAGTCATTGGAGAAGTGGGATAACCTCGTCAACTACGACTTTCAGGAGATGCAACTCAATGACAAGAAGATAGACTGGATCCACGCCGCCTTCAACTACGGCAATGGATACCTACACCCTTACTGGGTAGACGCAGAAGACGGAGGAGGACCGGACATAGACGTACTGGACAACTGGCTATTATACTTCGACCCAACTGCAGGACCGAGACTCAAGGACAGTGGATGGGAGATAAAACAAATATTTAAAAAGAAGGAGAAGATCACCAAGGCCGAGAAGGAACGTGGAGAAGGAAACGAGATATACGAGAACATGGAATACGTGGAGAACCAGGCGATCACCGATGACCCACGAACAGAACGGTACGACATAGAGACCCTGAAGATGTCACAGATAGATTCCGGGGAACGAGAGATAACTGACAACCAACAGTCACAGTCAGATGAGAAGAGCCGGATACACCAGGTGGAGCTATGGGAATGCTACGACCATTACACAAACGAGATTATTACCATTGCCAACCGGGAAGTGATCATCCGAAAGGAACAGAATCCATATAAGGACATCAACGAAGGACGAATGATAATCGATATGCCCTGCATCAAGATTCCATGGAGCGCCTACGCAATGAGCATCCTCGAACCTGTAGAGACAACCATCCATGAGATAGCAGACAGCCGGAACCAAGCGATGGACGACATCACCTTCACACTGGACCCGGTCCGGAAGGTAAACAAGAACGCTGAAATCAATGAAGATGACATCCGATACGAGCCCGGAGCAATATGGCAACTCAACCGAACAGATGACGTAATCACCGAGAGAGGCCCGGAGATTAGTAGGTCGTGGATAGAGAAGGATGAGGTACTACGAAACGAAATACAGACATCCCTGGCCCTGTCAGAGTACGTCAGAGGTATGCCACAGAGCTCACAAGAGCCGCTAGGAAAGGTAGAGCTACTCCTCATGCAGTCAAACATCCGGTTCAGCCAGTTCGTCCGTCAGATGGAGACAGCTCTAACAGAGCTGGTGGAGATACTGATCGGCATGAACAAAGAGTTCCTCCCAGAGAAGAAGACCATGCGTATCCTCGGAGAAGACGTAGAGTTCAAGGAGTTCACAAGCGATGACAAGGAGGTAAACATCGATGCTAAAGTAGAGATAGAGCCGAAGCCTGACAAGACCCGGGAGCAACGCAAGGGTGAAGTCATGGAGCTATACGAAATCTTCGTACAGAATGACCAGCCGGACCCTAAAAACCAGGACGCAATGAAGAAGTACAACCGCAAGAAGCGAGCAGTGCAGGAGATGATGCTCGAGGAGTACGGCAAGGAGGAGTACGCAGACGTCCTCATTCCGGTAGAGAGAGAACAGGATAAGGCTGAGGAGAAGGAAGCAGAAGCTAGCCCTCAGGAGGTAGTCGGCCCTGGGGGAAGAAGCATCCCTGAAAAGGTTCCAATGCTAGACGCAGAGGAGCTACCACAGGGAGCACTCCCGGCAGGAGAGATGCCCGGCCAAGAGCCGAGCCAAGGCCTGCTGAGACGGCTCATGCAAAGAGTCGGCAATTCATTACCCGGTAATTAACATCACCATGGCAAAAGACGAAAGCAACACAGAGGAAGAGATAATTGAAGTAGAGGAGGTGGAGACAGAAGAGGATGACATGGAAGCACGCCTTGGGGTACTCGAAGAGAGCTTCGGAGACCTCAAAGAGCAGTACAAAGACGGTGAAATCACGTGGGAGCAGATGCTCCAGGACCTGATCGCCGCCGCAGAAGCAGAACTCCCTCAAGACGCTCCAATGGAAGCTCCGGCAGATGAGCTAGGAGGCCTGGGAGGAGGACCAGAGCAAGGTCT